GTCATTTATCGAAAGTATGCGTTAAAAGATTGGTTTCGAGAGCGAATTGACATATTGCGCAATGAACCGGGTGAAATCGTCAACAATGCTATAGTAACTTTAGTACGAGCAATAGAAGAGAAAGCTAGGCGCAAAGAAGTATTAACCCATGATGATATTGATATACTCAAGTTTTATGCAGAAAAATCACGATCTGCACAACCATTTTTTGTCAGTCGTCAGGAAACCACAGTCGTTCCGCCTATCGATGATGTTATTAAAAAACTTGAAAATAATGATAACATAGATGATGTCGGCGATAATATTAAAAAGGAATTAGCGGGAACTAATGAGCAATCAACAACTACCTCCACAACTGAAGAGCAAGTGGTGGCGACTAACCCACCTGTACAAAATCAAGAACAAGCAGGGTCAAGTAGTGACATTCCGCCCCAATCCAATCCAGAAACGCCACCGCCTGGCAACGCTTGGACATAACTACATTCATATTGTTAAACCTCGTCAACTTGGCTTTACCACAGATTACGCAATAGACATGCTTGATGATGCCTTGTGGACTCCTGGCATGGGTTGTGCCATTATTGCGCATGATCGGGAAACCTTAAATAGAATTTTCAATATCATTCGACTTGCTTATGAGCACATTCCCGATTCATTGAAACCAAAGACAGATACAGAAACCACAAATGTTTTTCGTTTTAAGCAGCGTTTGGATGGGGTAATGTTGGATAGTGAAATCTATGTGGCGCTCAAGTTGCGTGGAACAACTGTGCAGCGATTACATATTTCAGAGAGTGCATATAACAAGGATCGCGGTGAGCTGAAACGTGGCGCAAAACAAGCGGTTCCAATTGGTGGCAAGATTGTGGAAGAATCAACCGGCAACGGAATGGAAGATTGGTATGAAGAAGTAATGGAAGCCTACGAGAAACAAAAATCCGGTCTTTCTGGACCAATGGATTATTATGTGGCTTTTTATGCATGGGTAGAAAATCCAGAATATTGGTTACTCGGTGTCTTACTAGACATCACAGACAAAGAGAGAAAGATAAAAGAGATAGCTAAGCAGCTTTATAATATTAATGTCAGTGATGGTCAATTATTATGGCGTCGATGGAAGATGTCAGAAATGAGAAGCCAGTTGGATGGCGAGAACCTTAATACCGAACAACAATTTATGCAGGAATATCCACTTACGCTTTTAGAAGCATTTCAGGCATCGACTGGCAGTGTTTTTGATTTAGAACAACTAAATCAAATGCTGGAATCAAAACCAATTGGTGGCGTAGTCGCGTATCAAATGTTGCATGATAATATTGATGGCTTTAAATCAGCACAAGAAGTGCATGATGACAATGAGGTATATGCAAAGTATGTTGCCTATTCAAAGCTAGGCGTGCGATTTTGGCATTTACCCGATAAAGGGATTAAATATGTCATCGGTGTTGACCCATCAGACGGAACCGGTGGCGATAGTGGCTCAATTGATATATGGACTCGCGATACAGTTGAGGGGAAATTATTGCAATGTGCGCAGTTTTTTGGGCAATTGCGACCAGATTTATTGGCTGAACTCACAAAACTGTTGGCTGAAATGTATAACAATGCGTTTGTTGGTGTAGAAAACAACATGCTTTCAACTGTTTTATTCTTAAAAGATATTTATCCAAACTATTACATGGAAGTAAAATTAGATAGCAAAACGCAAAAACGAAGCATGCAGCTGGGTTGGCGCACAAGTTTGAAAACTCGCGATCCTATGATTGATGAGTTCAAGCGATTGTATGAAGAGGATGATCTAGAAATTAATTCCGCGATAACGATCAAACAAATGAAAACATTCGTGAAAAAAGAGAATGGCAAGCGTGAGCATGCAACTGGAAAATCAGACGATGCCTTATTCTCGGCGTTTATTGCCTTGCAAATGCGACGACATGAACCAAAACAAGGGAGAACGTTTAGCGAGAAGGCATCGGCATTATAAGTTCTCACAGCATTCAAGTGAGGTTTTTAGCTTGAACCTATTTTGCTTGTGAGAACCCGGTAAATATTTCGAATTCGCCTACTGAGCTTATATCGTGCCAGAATATCCATAATCCACATCACTTCTTCATAGCTTAACTTAATGTAGCGTTGTTGCTTCATTTCTATATTATGCTACTTGCTTAGCAAAAAATTTGCTATGATAATGTAAATATGGGAAACCTCGTCGATATAGACAAAAATCCAGGTCAAGGCATTATACCTTTACCACAGCCGTCCAGCGTTAATAAGATTATTCAAGAGAATCCACCTGCAACCGGCGCCCCAGTTGTTGAAAAGTTTCCCAAAGAAGCAGATAAATATCGCCTGTCTGACTATGAATATTTTAATCATTTACTCATGGGTGAGCATTTTGAGGCGTTTAATATCCGCGTTGATAATAATATCTATGGACAAAACTACGGAAAACTACGCTATGTTGCCGCTAATTTCCCTGGTCTTATAAGTAAAGTCTGTGCAGACATGTTATTTAGTGAGCCTATTGCGTTAAAAGTTGATGAGACTGGCGATCAAGAATGGATTGATAATTGGGCAAAAGACAATCGACTAAACGAGCAATTATATGAAGCTGCTCTCGATGCCTCAGCTTTAGGTGATTGTTGTTTTAAACTTCGTGTTGGCGCAAGAAATTCGGCACAACCAACTAAAAAAGAAGTTATTCTTGAGGAATTTACTCCAACGATATTTTTCCCCACCCTTGATGGTTTTAATGTTCGAGCCGATCCACAACAAATCATGATTGCCTGGACCTTTAAGACAGCGGATGGCAAAGAATATTTGCGTGAAGAAATTCATACGCCGGGAGAAATAGAAGATAAAGTATTTGAATTGACAAAAGGTGTTGTTGGCGCACAAGTTAATCTTTCTATTTTGGGCATTCCTGATTTAACCGACATTGATCACGTACAGGAAACCGGCGTTGATGTCTATTTGGTCTTTCATATTCCGAACTGGAAAACAGGTAATCGGTATTTTGGCATCTCTGATTATTATGATCTCGACAAGCTTTTTTATGCCATTAATAATCGACTAACCAAAGTCGACAATATTTTAGATAAACATTCCGATCCTATTTTAATGGTTCCTGACGGTGTGTTGGATGAAAAAGGACAAGTGAAACGTTCGCAACTACACATGGTAGAGGTTCCCGAAGGTAATGGCGCAAAGATTAAGCCTGAATATATTGTGTGGAATGCGAATCTGGAAGCAGCTTTTTCAGAGATGGATAAGTTAATTGATTATTTCATGATGATTGCTGAAATAACCCCGGATGTATTAGGCATGGGTCAGGGCATGAATGATTCGGGACGCGCCTTAAAATTTAAATTAATGCGAACGATCGCCAAGGCTGAGCGTAAAAAACTCTATTTTGATCGAGTTATTAAAGAATTTACTTATGCAGCGCAGTTATTGGCAGAAAAATGGAAGTTAGGAGCTGGTGAAGACATGACAGTTTTTTCAGGCAAGCCACAAAAACCTGAAATTGATTGGCAAGATGGATTACCAATCGATGACTATGAAGATGTGGATATGGAAATAAAGAAACTCGATGCCGGTATTCAGACAAAGGTTGACGCAATTCAAAATATTGATGAGATTGATGAAGATATGGCAAAGGAAAAGCTTGAGGAAATCCAAAAAGAAAACGAATTAGCTATGCCAGTTGTTAACCTCATTCCAACGCAAACAACACAAACACAATCCACTCAACAGACGCCAGGAGGACAGCCACCGGTTGTACCAAGCGCTACGCCACCACAAAAACCAATAGCAAAACAACCACCGGTTGCGACTCCTAAAAAGTAATCTATACTACATATATGGTGAAATGGCCCGAGCGAGTAAATATAACCCCGGAAGGCATAGCGACTCTTGAAGATATACTTGTGACTTCCTATAACCAAATTCTTGGTGAAATAAATAGTGCGACGAATTTTGGTGTGGCAAATAGGAAGGTTATTCTTGCGCAGATCGATGCGCATTTACAGACAATGGGCGTGAATGTGAATGACTTTATATCGACAGAAATCCCAGCTCAGTATAAAGATGGCGCAAATGATGCAGTAAACCAATTGACAGATTTGGGCGCAGAAGTTGCAGTAAAGACAGGATTTAATACGGTTCATACAGAGGCAATTAATGCATTGGTTTCCGATACTGCTTCATCGTTTGCTGATGCGATGCAAGGCGTGCATCGATCTGCACAGCGCTTATTATCTGCAGCTGTGAAACAACAAATCACCCAAAATATTGCAACAGGAATGGCACAAGGATCAACGCTGGATGCCGTTAAAAAACAAATTAAAGGAACGCTTGCCGACAATGGCCTTGATTCATTGGTTGATAAATCTGGTCGTTCATGGACGCTTGATCGATATGCCGAAATGCTATATCGCACGAAAATGGCAGAAGCGAGAAATCTTGGCATGGTGAATCGAATGGCAGAAAATGGATATGATTTAGTACAAGTATCCGCGCATGGTGCGATTGATGTCTGTGGTCCTTGGGAGGGACAAATACTTTCAACAACCGGCGCGACAAGAGAATATGAGGGAGAATCAATTTCAACAGTTCAACAGGCAACTGATGATGGCTTATTTCATCCCAATTGTCGTCATGCGCTCAATGCGATTGTGCCATATTTGGCAGCAAATGCATATGGATATGATAAAACCAGTAAGACATATGTCAAAGGACAAATTAATATTTTGGCAAAACAAGCCGCTAAATAATTTGTAACTATTTATCAAACCACATTAATCCGCAACCAATAACCATAAAAATTCCACCAACTATTGTTGCTTGTGGAACAAATGTCGTAAGTGCGAGGGAAATAGTTATTCCTGTATAGAATATTTTTTGACCAGCTTTCATTTTTACTCCTTTCATTATTAGCATAGCAGATCTGTGAAAATAGTCCTTGACATTCATTTCTCTTTATTTGCATAATAGTTTAGTAACCTACTTGCCCGATGGACAGACCATTTAAAAAACTGGTGAGCAAGGATATTTAACATGCCAGAACCAATAACAACACCGGCCACGGGCTCAGACCCGACACCACCTGCAACGCCGAATACTACCGATCTTGACTTGTCGAAGATCAGCGATGAACAATTCGCGAAAGTATTTGACGATCCTCGACTATTCAAGCACGATAGATTTAAAGCACTCACAGATGCGAAAAAAGAACGAGATGAACTCAAAACCGCACAATCAAAAGCGGAAGAAGATAAATTAAAGGCTAATCAAGAGTTCGAGAAGTTGGCAGCTAAAAACGCTAAAGAGCGTGATGAATATAAGTCGAAAGCTGACCAAGCGGAAATAAACGCAGAAATCGTTCGGTTCGCAGCATCTAAAGGAGCCATTGATCTGAATGCTGTTAAGAAGCTCATTGATAAGGGAAGTGTGAAGTTTGACGATACCGGTAATATTATTGGTGTTGAAGAAGCGGTCACTGCTTTGGAAAAGGCATCGCCATATTTGTTTAATGGCAAAGGAACGCCAGACATA